CTGCAGGGTTGCGGATGCGGCCTGATTGGCATCGGCGCCGCTGATCTTGAGCGTCTTGGAAAACGTCTCGGTGGCCCGCGCTGCTTCCGCCTGCGTGCCGCCGAGTTCCCTCGCCCCGCGCACAAAGTTGGCGTAGAGCGAGGCGGTTTCGGATAGGCCCGACCGCGTGTCATTGGCGATCCGGTTCACGTCCTTCTGCGCCTGACCGAACGACCCGAACCCCTGCGTGGCGAGCTTCAACGTTGCGTCGAGCTTCTTCGCTTCGTCAGCCAGCGTCAGGAATTGCCGGGTCAGTGCAATGACCGAGACGCCAGCAAGGGCTGACGACATGATGCCCGCCGCCCGGCTGACGAATGCTTCGGTAACGCCCGCGCTTTTCTGGATGCCCGACATGGCCTTGTCGAACTTCGCTTCCGCGCGCGCGACATTGGCCTCGTAGCGATCAAGCCGGGCCTCAAGCTCGACAACGACGCGATCGGCGGTGATCCCAGACATCAGTGGATCTTCCCGATGCCGGCGCGCTCCATGCGCAGGAACATGCTGCTCACGTCATCAGCGGACGGAGGCGCTTCCTCGCCGTCCTCATTGGCCAGTTCATGGTGATGGATTAGCGCGGCATATTCCGGCATGGTAATGGCCTCCGCATCGCTCAGGCCAAGCCCGAGGGTTCGGCAGTTGTGGAGGACGAGGCCCCAGTCGATTTTCGATGGCTCGGCCGCTTCAACGGGGCTTTTTTTTTAGCCTCCTGCGCCGGCGCATATCCGACATAGAGCGCGGCAATAATGGCCTTGGCGGTCAGGTGATGCTCCGCCAGGGCATGCCCATCGACATAGTTTTCTATCAGGCTGTTCGCGCGCAGGGCAGTCACATCGATCGCCTTGCCGTTCACTTCACCTTTGGCGCCGCCAATCAACCCCTGCCGCAGCGTCTCGACAACATCATGGATCGACCAGCCGCCGTGCATCAGCCGATTCTTCACAAGGTCGATCGGCCCGGCCTTTTCCTCGATTTCGATGATGCGCTTGATGGGCAACCGGAACAGATATTCGCCATCGGCGAAGGGCAGGGCGATCTCGGTTTGCATGGGGCAACGCTATGTGCGAGGCATGGCGCGGTGCTACGGACGGCAAGGGGAGGCGTGATCGTGAAGCAGTGCCCGCAATGCATGAAGCAAATAGATGCCCAGGCGCGGGTGTGCCCCTATTGCCGGACCGAATTCACGAATGATGAGATCACCTCGGCGACCAAGCTTTCGCGTATCCGTGGGGCTGTTGGATTGGCGATTGTCATCGCGATCGGAGCCGGCATCGTCAAATCATGCGGACTCTAACATGTTGCGATTTTTTAGAACGGTCTTCGGAGATGCTCAACGCAGCGATTCGCCGTCGTCCAAAATCCGTGGGACTGGGGCAAGCGCCCCTTCAGATACCAAGGCCGTTCGGCGGCGCTTGGAGGAAAGTGGCATTCATGATGCCACTGGCGAAGTGATTGACTTCATCATTCTGAACCACAGACGAAATGGGAGGGATGTCTGGAGGGAACCGGAGTTCATTGCCCTATCCGAGGCTTGGGGAAGAGGATCTCCCAAGGATACCTGGTTTGAAGTGATAAAGCCGTGCAATTGTGTCCTGAATTGCCTTGCTGACATGCGCAGGGCCAGCGAAGCAGGAATCACGCAATTCAAATTTCGCTTTGGCGGCATGGCGGCAGGACACTGCAGCTATTCAAGGAGGATGGATAGCCAAGTCGTTGCGGTTGCAGATGCACCTGCATTACCTTCATCCGAATGCGAGCATCCAGACCAGTGCGGCTGCCGCTGGCAATCATGGCTCCCACTGCTGAGTGAAATAGAATAAGGGCGGCCTTTCGACCGCCCCTCAAGGTTCGCTGGCAGATGGAGAGGGTTAGGGGTTGGCGACGAAAGTCTTCGGCCCGGCCGCGCTGATCGTGATGCTGATGTTCACATATTCGCCGTTGTTGCCGGTGATGTTCAGATCGGTGATGAAGCCCGGACCCTGGTAATAGCCGTCGATCACTTCGCTGCCGGTCGGCTCATCGAACATGAAGCGGAAGTTCGTCGGGTTACCGCTGTCGAATGCTTCCTGAACATCGGCAAGCAGGGGGCGATGGAGCAGGCCCGAGCCGCTGATGGTCCAGTCCGTCGCACCGGCATCGCGCACCGTGATGGGCGTGGCGTCGGGATCGGCGCAGTCCCAATCCACCGTGTCGTTCGTTGCACGGGTTTGCTGGAAGCCCTTGGTGGTGATGCCGCACATGGGCGAGAAGACTTCGGTCGGCGTCGCGCCGTCACCCATCATGATCGCGACGCGCGTCGATTTCAGCTTGTCGGTATAGGCCATTCCGCAACTCCAGCGAGGATTTGCGGGCAGGCTATGGATGAGGGGGCTGGCGCTCTACGGACGCTAGGTGGCGGTGGCGCGGACTGTGACCATGCCATGGTAGGCGTCAGCCTCGGCGCCGTCCTCGATCACCTGCGTCTGGGTCGCGTGGACGCCGAGCGATTCCCCGTCGCCAAGATCCACATCATCGATGCCGCTGACGATGCGGACGATGTGGCGGTTGATGGTCGCGGCCTGCGCTTCGGGGTCTGGCACGCTGGGATTGGCCAGTTTGGTGAAGCAATGGATCACGCCCGACTGCTCCGAACCGCTGCCTCCGTCCAGCTCAGCCACTGTGCCGATCAGCATGGGCACGCGGATGAAGGGGAAGGTGGGCGAGGCGGGCGGTTTGCCAGGATAAATCCGCGCTGCCGGCACGATCGCGGTCAGTTGCGCATCAGTCTTCAGGGCTGCGATGATCTTGCCCCTGACCGACAGGGATGGGTCCAGCGTCGTCATCGTTATCCGGCCCCATCCACCTGCGGATCGAGAACGACGGCCCCCACATCAGGAGCATCGTTTGATCCAGCCACTCGTCCACCTCGTCGGCTGTCGGAAATCGCGGGGGTTTCGCCATCGTCCGCAGCCTTACCACGGCGCTTGACCTCTGTCGCCCTGCCTTTCGCGATGGCGCGTTCTCCGACCTCGCGGCGCACTGTGCCCTCGTAGCCGGCGGGGAAGAACGTCATGGCGCGCGACGGCCACTTGTGGTCGTAGTCGGCGGTGAACTTTACCCTCATAGCGTGCCTCCTTTGACCACCCGCTTGACCGCTTCTTGGACGAGGCGCTGGGCTTTGGGTCGGGTCTTGTTGGCCGCTGGCTGCATGAATGGGCGAGCGGCTGTCTTCGAATCGCCGAACTCCATCTTAACCGGCCCCTGCTTCGCCCGGCTTGGCCCGTAATCAGTGATATTGGAGGCGAATGAACGGGCCGCCTTGCCCGCCTTGCGTTCGGACCCTTGCTCCAGTGCTGCGGCATATGGGGCGTCCGCGACGGATAGCGCCATCAACTGGCTTTCGCGCTGAGTGTGGATGGAGCGATCGAGCATGTGCGTGTCAGCGTTGGGCGGGTCACCTGGGTCACTGGCGACATGGTTCTTGCCGCTAACGGCGCCGTTCGTGATCGACAGGGCGGCTTCGGTGCTGAGATAGTCGGCCGCAACGTAGATCGCCTTGCCGACCTCCGCGCGCATCGCTGCGCCACGGATGCGCTTGAGGCGGGCCTTGTGGGCTTTCTGGCCGGTGATGGCGACCATCAGCCTGCCGCCCGCCCCCGGCAAACCCAATGGCTCGAAGCCGCATCCAGATCGGCGCTACCGACCATCCAGCGCTTGCCGCTGACGGTGATCTGGCAGTCCGTCGTCACCTCAGCGCCAAGCTCGGCGGTCAGGATGATGATCCGCACATCGCCTTCCGAATAGTCCTCGCTTTGGCGCATGGCATAGGTCGCGGCATCCATCTGCGCGCGGCACGGGATATCGGTTTCGGGGCCATAGGAGATATTGCCCTCTTCATCATCGGTGCGCGTGCCTGGCACATGCAGGGTGGCCGGCAGATACAGCCCGGCCAGCGCCGCGCCGAAGATGCTGGCGATGCCGCCATCGAGAAGCCCCATCAAAACCTCCCGTAAGGCAGCGGGCCGGCGAATCCGTTGAAGCCGCACCCGCCGATGACGGGGCCGGTGCCGGTTACGCGCGGGCCGGCCAAACAGGCCTTGAGCATGGGGTAGACCTGCTGGCCATAGCTAGTCGCGCCATACTCGCCCATGTCCGCGCCGCTTGACGCCGCGTCGCCGCGCTCTAGCTCGATTGTGCCCGACTTGATCCGCTTGAACCCGCTGGCGCCCTGAGCGGCCATTTCCGCCTCTGCGCCGGTGCCGATGCCCTGCAGGGTGAGATAATGCGCCGTGATGAGCATGGCGGCCAGATCGGCATCCTCGCCAAGGCAGGCCTGCATCGGGTCCACGATCCGCCCGGCGCGCGCCGACCAGAACGCATAAGCCTCGTCCGTCACCGCGGCGAACGGCGGGAAGATCGCAATGAACGTCGCCTTCGTCGGCGGGGTGTAGGCCATGGGTCAGTCCTTACGAAAATGGCCGCCGCCCGGTGTGAGCAGCGGCCCCGTTTGCCCCCGGTGTTGAAACGTCAGGCCTTGTCGCCTTCGGCCTTGGTTTCCTTCGCATCCTTGGCCGGTGCCCTGGCGAACCACTCTTCGGCGAAATCATCCACCTCGATCGTTTCGCCCGGCTGGGCCATGACCAGCGCGCCACCCAGATAGGCGCCGCGCGGGCCGGTGCTGATGTTGGTCACTTTCACCTTGGACATGTTCGCGCCCCTTAGAAGCTGTCGCGGTAGATCATGCCGGCTGGGAGGCGAACCTCCAGGCCACCGACATTCATGATTCCGCCGACTTCGTAAACCATGCTCGCCTTCTGGAAGGCGGGCAGGAACTGGTGCGGGCCGGGCAGGTGGAACTTCAGCACCTGCGAATTGCGGGCATAGGCGACGAGGCGCTTGCTGCTGCTGGTCCCCGCCGTTTCGAGCGCGCGGCTCTTGAGGATGGTCAGGCTTTCACCGGCCGCGTTGTTTGCCATCAGGAAGGACAGGATGGTCGAGCCGCTGTCACCGACGCGGGTGGTGGCGATGTAATTATAGCTGCTGGTCGGCAGGACCAGGGTGTCAGCCACCATCGTTTCGCCCGAGCCGGTTTCAACTGCGGTCAGCGCTTCGTTGATGTCGCGCAGGATCTGATCGGCGGTCTTGGCCGACCAAAGCCGCGACGAACTGGTGCCATCGTTCGCGACCTGCGCCGATGCGACGTTCGCGTCATTGACGAAGCCGGTCCAGCCCTTTTCGTTTTCGCCCTTTGGGGTGAGGCCTGTCATGGCGATGCCATAGATGAAGCGATCGGCGGCGAGGCCGGCAGCCAGCGCCTTGTCCGACGACAGCGAACGGCCGAGCTTGGCGGCGCGCTGCATTTCCTGCGTGTTCCATTCATAGCCGATCGCGGCCAGATGGAAGTTGCGGGTGTTCTGCGTCATCTTGGTCGACGCGTAGGGCATGTTGAACGCCCCGCCGGCCATGAACTCGGCCTGGCCGACCTGATCCATCGAATAGACGACCGTGCCGACATCCCACATGTCGCCCGAGCTATCGACCGGCATGAACCGAGTGATGTCGAAGCTAGGATACTTCGTCATGTAGACTTCGGATTCGATGCGGTGAAGCTGCGGGGTTAGGAAGGCATAGCCGACCTGCGCGTCCGACAGGAACGCGTCGATCTTGTCGGCGAACGAAGCCGCATGGCGCGCATTGTCGGCGGCCCACAGGCTGATGACCTGCCGCTGGACCGCGGCGTCAGCGGCCATGAACATGATCGGATCGGTGATGCGACCGGCAGCGGCGTCGAAGAAATGGGAAATGGCGTTCATGATTGCCCCCTTAGCGCTTCACGATACGGCACAGGCCGTTCGTGACGGTTTCGTCTGCGATCCACCCGGTCGCGATGTGCGTTGCGTCGGCGGCCGTGGCGCCGATACCATCCGCCGCACCAGCACCAGTGCCGACCGTCAGCGCAGCGCCATCGGTCACGGCGCCGGTGACAGTGACATAGACCGCACCGCTGGTGATGATCGTCATGTTGTCATACTGCTGATATTCGTCAGCATCGGCGCCGGGCAGCGCGCCCAAGGCCGAAGTGGCGACGGCGAAGCCCAGGAAGGTGGCCAGCGTGCCGACCGTGCCGACTGCGCCGTGATCGCCCGACCCGCGATAGACCGGCGCGCCGAATGCAATGCCCGCAGCGGTTTCACAGGTGCGGCTGATGCGGTTGGAGGTCTCGCCATTGGCGATCATGCCGGGATAGCCCTTGGCGGGGTTCTCGGTGTAGCTGCTCTGAAGAACGGACATGGTTCAGCCCTCCCTTATGCGTAGCGCGCGGCGCGGATGGTGGAGACGGTGGCGGCGTCATTGACCGGGCCGCGAACGCCATCGGTGATGATCGTGCGCAGCGGGTCGGCGGGCTTGGCATCCTTCGCAGCCATGGCGAAGGCGCCTGCGATGCCGACATCATCCAGCGCGGAGGCTTCGGTATCACCGAGGGTGAAGGCCACGACCGCACGGCGGATTTCCGCATCAGTCTTGCCATCGGTCACGATGTCGGCCTTGACCGCCTTTGCCTTGGTCACCAGCGTTGCCCGATCCGCGACGCGCTGATCCAGCTTGGCTGGGGTCAACTCGGCGTTCGCATCGGCCAGCTTCTTTTCCAGCACAGCCTTCTCGCCCTGTAGGGTGGAAATCTGGCCCTTTGCATCGGTCAGAGCGGTTTCAGCCTGCGCAGCCTTGTCCTGCAGCTTCGAGATCGCGGCGCTGACGGCTTCCGCGTCCGATAGGTCGACCTGCAGACCGTCGAGCACGATCTTCTTCACTTGCTTCTCCTGTTCAAGGATGTGGAAGGGGTAAACGTCCATCTTCATGCCGGCCTCGCCGGACTTGGCGTCGCCGCCCCCAAGTTCGGCCAGCGCGTTCTTCATCTGCTCCATCATGAGCATCTGACTCTTCTCGCCCTCTTTGCCGGTAGTCGGGGCAGAGCCGTTCATGTGTTTCTCGTGGAGCGCTATGGCCTTCTTGAGCCATGCGGCGGCCTCTTTCGCTCCATCCTGCAACGCGATAGGCAACGCGTCGCAGATCGCGGCATCGCCGATGCGGCACGACGGACCGGCCCTGCCACGGTCCACGATTGCGACGTGATTGCCAGTGATGGCGACCTGCTTGGCCACGCATTTGACGCCGCCGGGGCCGGTGAAATCGCCGAACTGAAGCTCAGCCGCATAGCCGTTGGACAGTTCGCGCTTGCCGGCGTCCACAGCGTCGATCGTCGCCTTGTCGGTCAGCAGCAGGTCGAACGCGAGATATTCACCGTCCCGCATCGCGCCCATGACAACGCCGCGCGCATGATCGCGCCAATTCCCGGCGTTGACGGCCTCGCGCGGGTGATCGTTCGTGATCGGCTTGCCGATGAAGCTATGCACCGACTTGGCATCGAACACGGCGGCATCGTCGCGCAGGACGTTGACCAT